CCGTAACGGGATCAAGTGCCATTTAAGACTCCAGAAGATTTGAAGCAATGCGACGAGCCCAACCTTTGCCGAAGGTAGGCCACACGCCGAGGTCAGTCATAAACATCAATCGAGAGCCGTTGAACCGGGCCACAAGGCGAGATCCAGGCATGGATTGAATAGCCTGCAAGGTGTTTGGGCCAAGGATGCCATCCTCAAACTGCCCAACGGCCTTTTGTAGCGTCTTGATGGCCGCTTTAACGCCAGAGTTGACAGCCATATCAAACAGATCAAACTTGATGGCTTCAGGCACAGCATCGCAACCCGCTGGCCCCCAATAATCCTGATGATAGATCCGCTTTGCACGGTCTAATGTGAGGTTGATGATGTCTTCGCCAGGATAGGCGCGTTTGCTGATGCCGTACTTGGTCAGCCCGCCGCCATCCAATGGGTGATTGGACACCACGCCTTCATGGCCGATGAGTCTGAGGAAGGCATCATCAAAGTTCATGTCTTGTCTACCTTGTGCTCAAGTTTGTCGAAGATCTTGGTAAGCATACCTTTAATCTCTGAAACGTCTTCCTTGTAATCCGTCTTGGCCACATAGGTGTGCGGCATGGCCCGTACATCTTTGTCAAGCTTCTCGATAGACCTGTAGATGTTGTTCAATGTCCAACCACCAAAGAACCCAGCGGTGGAGACTGCGATATTGAATAAAACTTGAGTGTCCATTAGTCCTCACTGCTGGCCGGGTTGTTGAAACATTAATGGCAATGTTGGTGCGAGCATGTTGACTGCGCTTTGCTCTCTCATCGGAATTCTCAAAGAATTTGCCAATTGTGGAGCAGATCTTGATGCAGCCAATGCGCGGTTTCTGGCGATAGTTGAAACAAGTTCGGGAGTGATGGCTGCAAAACCACCAGCCAATGCGCCACCTGGGCCGCCAAAGTAACTGCCGCCTGCGGCGAGGCCACCGACTCTAGCAGCCAAATTGGCCATCTTTGCTCCGGGAATTCCAGGTTCAGCCTTAGCCCGCAATGATCCAATATTTGCTCTGTCAGGAAATAGGTTTGGCGCAGCATTAGCGAATTCACCGATTGTTCTCAGCTCACCCGTAAGACCTTGATCAAGTTGGGATGCCAGCTTGGCGGTGTCAACAGAACCAGTTCCCTTGACAATTGAATCCCCAACAGCATGGCTCATTGCAATGCGTTTTCTTGCTTCTTTGAAGTTGTCCAAGAGTGCTGCATCGCTTGGATTGCCGCTACCAGCGAGTTTGCGCTCAATTCTATCTTCAAGGGCATTGGCAATCGCTTTCTGAGCCTTTGCCAGTCCTGTGTTTCCATTCTGGAAATTGCCGCTTGCGTCTTCCCTCAGTGAACTGATGCGTTTCATTGCATCTGCGGAGTCAAAGCTGCGTTCGTAGTGGGCTTCTACAAGTCGTTTCACTTCATCTTTTGCAGCTTTCGGAAACGAGTTAGAAACAGAACCGTATTGAGACTGTATGTTCTTTAGATCAATCCCATATTGTTCATCGCCGTATATCTTGCCAACTGATTTGATCGGTTCGTATCCAGTGTCAAACTCTTGCTTCCTAATCGCCTTCATGCTCTCATCTGTCAATGGAGCATTCTTTTCCAAACCAAGCGCCTTTCTGGAAAGATCGTTTGCTTTTGCTTGATTGGCAATGCTCACTTCTTTTTCGATGCCGCCAGCCGCACGCTCTGCAAAGCCGGGCTTCTGACCGGGCGTGTAATAGCTTTGTGGCACGGCAAAACCTTCTTGCTGTGCTGAACGCAAAGTGTTTTGCATCACTGCATTTTGATTTTGTCCAGCAGCCAAAGCATTTTGAGTTGCCATGCGCTGCGTTGCCATCTTGTTTGACACGCCAGTGGCTGCTGCGGGAACGAGAGAACCTGCCAGTATTCCAGCAACAGGAGACCCGGTAGACTCTCCAACGCCTTGTCCAGTCATTGACGCAGCAGCGCCCGTGGCGGCTGTTTTCGCCATGCCAGCAACTGATGGTCTACCAGCCAAAGCACTGAGACCACCCTGCAAACCTACATCAAGATATCTTTGCCCAGGCGTCATCTGCGCTTGCACTTCATCAGGACTGATGATGCCTGCCTTTTGCCCCATCTTATAAAACATGCTCGGGCTTGGCGTTACTTCTGGCGCAAGATCTGGCCTGCCAAGTGCAGTAGCAGCCGTGCCAAAAGCAGCTTTACCAAGGTTATAAACATTTAGAGGTGCCTCAGCCATGACATCAGCAGCCCCAGCCAATGCTTTAAATGGGGATTCACTAAGGACTCGTGTTGTAGTAGGCGCAGCCTGACGCTGCTGGGGGATACCTTCGGTTTGTTGCTGCATCCTAAGGCGTGCATTTGCCAATGCAATCGCCCTACGTTGTTCAATCGTCATTTCATCCATGATGCCCGCCCCTTAAGGATTTGGGTTTGCAAACAATGCCCGTTCTTCTGGGGTCATCACATTCCAAACGGCTTGATCTACGTTAGAAGGTCTTCCTGGCGCAGCGGGCTGTTGTGAATTTTTGGCCTTTAGTACTCTTGATTCAGGTAAGTTTTGGAACTGAGGGAAACGCTCAAAATCTTCTCCGCGTGTCTTTTCATATCCATCTTTAATCCTGTTAATTGCTCCAATTGCTTGATTTTCGATAAGGTCAATCTGTTCAAGCAATGGGCCTTTGCCTTTTACTGGATCAATGTTCGCAATTTGATTTGCGAGAATTTCCCATTCTTTGGTTGCTATTGACCCGATTGAACCGCCCATTGACGCAACTGCTTTTCCCAAGGCGGTAATCTTACCTTTTAAATTGGCGAGTCTTGTTTCTGCTTGTGCTGCTTGACCGCCAGGCATTGAAGGAAGTTTACCTAAATAACCAGTTGATGCTTCCAAGCCGGGCGCAGTTTTTACGGCATTAATAGACTCAAGCAGATCATCCATCTGACTAATGGTCGTAGAAGCGGCTTTATAGTCCTTGCCGACATCCCCACGCAACTTGATTTCTTGTTGTTGCGTTAGAGGCTTCTGAGCAGGCGGAACAGGCTTAAGTTCTTGACCTGCGGCTTTTCTGGCGGCCTCTTGCTCTTTAGCAGCAACTTCACGCTCTCTCAATGAAAGATTTTTATTGGTGGCTTCTAGTTGGCCTTGCTGATAGATCGTGGGTGTCTTATCTGAATAATTAGTAATAGCCTTCTGATACAAGGCGTGCTCAGGCGACCCTGGCGCATACTTTGCTTGCTCATTTAGCAATTTTGCCAGCCCTGTTTGGCCTTGCTCTTGCTGACGCAGCATATCCCTGTGGGATTTCATGCCCATCTTTTGTTCTTCAAGGTAATATTTGAATTCAGTTGGCCCTGCTGCGACAACGTCCTTAAACTTTTTTAATGCTTGTTCTTTAGTAATACCATTGGCTTCCAAATATTGCTTAAGAATTTTGTTCTCATACGTCTTGTCAATGTAGCCAGAATATTCTTCTGGATAGTGAATTTTACCCAACGCTCTTTCATTAAGCTCAAGTTCCGCTTTAACAACGTCTTGATTTGCTTTCGTGGCTTTACTCTCAGCCTCTGTGCGTTCAGATTGGGCTTTCAACATCGCCAAACCTGGTTTTCCATATCTCATTACATTAGACTGTGCTTCTGATGAACTGAGGTCAGGATTTCCGGCAAGGTAGTTTCTCAAGCCTTCTTGTTCCTGAAGGCCTCGTGCGTACTCCTGAGACTGCATGCGTGCAAGCTCATTGGCGTACTTAGCGCCTTGGAGCTTCATCACATTTGCTTCGATGTTCTGAGGGGACTCCAGCTCGTAGGTTGGCTTGAAGCCAAGCGCAATTCGTGGATCAATAGGCATGATTAGTTCTCATTCAGAAGATTGACCAGCCCAGCCAAATTGGCTTGGTCCTTGATAAAAACCGAATGCATCCGTGCCTGGCATGCCCCCTCCGCCTGGCCTCATCCTTTGGTTGTACCCATAAGCATTGATGCCTTGGTTTAGGGCTCCAGTCAAAGCATTAGCTTGCCCCAAGTAGCCAGAAGCACGCGCATTGCCCGCTCCCATGTAAGCCTCACCTGCTTGGTTGGCATAGTTCTGGCCAGCGGTGCCAATCGTGTTGACCGACAGTTGTCCTTTGTCAGACAATGACAGCAATGGGTTCAGTTGGTTTGTGCGATTGGTTTGGTAGCGGTTGAAGGCGTTCATGTACTCTTCGCTAGCCATGTCTTGGCCATAACGCTGGGATGCCTTCAATGCCGCACCAGAGATCAGCCCACCTCGTGCTGCTGCCTGACGATCAAGCGCCTTAAGGCCTTCACTCATGCGGAAGGCATAGCCAGGATCTTGCTGGAAGTCCTGCATACCAAAGTCGCGGGTGTACTTGCCGAAGTCGGGTGAGTTTCGTTGAGCTTGATAGGCCTGCTGTGCGGCTTGATCTTCAGCCATAGCGGCTTGGATAGCTGCATTCAGGCCAGATTCATCAACGGTGTCAGCGGCTCTCGGAACCCACCTTTTGACTATAGAGTCAGAATCACCATTGCCTTCCCGAACGTCCTCGTAATACCCGCCACTTTCAGGGCCGGTGCCAGACCTCATGTACTGAGAAGCTAAAGAATTTCGCAACTCTGCTTGAGTGCGAACCTTTGGTGCTGCACCAGTTTGAAGGCCAAGATATTGAAGCAGTTTGTTCTGAGCCGCCAAGCCGCCTTGACGAAATGGCTCTTGCAGCTCAATGTTCTTCTCAAACATTTGCTTCTGCAAAGCGGCTGCCTCACGAGCGGTATCAGCCTGTGTATTGGCCGCTTGCCTGCTTGATTCTTTTCCCATCAGGCCGCCTAGAAGCGCCCCACCAAGTGCTGCCCACATGTCAATCTCCTATTAAGACACTTCCCGCCCACTAACGCGGATATTGATCGATGCCGCAGTACCGGCAATGGTCGAGATGAACCCACCAGGATTGAGCACTTGGCCAACCAGCTCAGGGAAGGTGTACACCTCGGCAGGTTGCAGCGTTTTGGTCTTGGAAATCAAGTTTTGATTCCCTGCGGTATCGCCATTGGTCACCAGATTAACACTGATCGTTGCAGCCGTTGCGCTGTAGTTGGTCGCAGTGAACTTATCAATGATGGTGGTGACATTTACCGCAGTGTACTGCGTTGTCTGTGAGGCCGCCGCAATGACGGCAGGTACTAGGTTTTTTACGGTGACGGTCAATTTATGCTCCTTGAATTAGCTTGAGGCCATAATCAGCCAGTTTGTGCCATTACTGACAAGTGTGGCCCAACTGCCTGCCGTAGCTGGAAGAATGGCGGTGGAGGCCGATCCGCCAATCCTCGGCACCACGTTGGCCGAGGCACTAATAAGTGTTAGAGGTTGGTAATTCAAAAACATAACCTCACGTCCAACCCAAGATGACGCCGTGGGAAGGGTAACAACGCAAGACGTAGTCGGCTTGTTGTTAATTACTCGGTTTTCATTTGATGCAAGAGTAAAGTCGGCAGTCTTGGTAACTGGTTGGCCAAGTCCGGATGGAGTTGCAATGATGTTATCCACGCTCCAAATCAGAACATCGGTGGCGCTATACAACGCCAACTTATAGTAAGCATCAGCCCCAAGCCACACAGAAGCCTCACCACGCGCATCAAGAATGACAGGGTTGGTATTGGCAGAAACTTGGGTGGAATCCGTGTAGGTGGCCAATGGCGAAGTGGTGCCTGCCGTGTAGCTGTACAGCTTGCCGCCGACCAATGGGTTACCGTTGGCATCAAAGAATTGCAGCTTAGGGGATGGGCTAAGGATGGCCATATTTAACCTGTTGTGATGTTTTTACCAAGCCGGGATATAGCGAGTCGTGCCGGCATCGTTAATGGCGATCCACTTTGTAGGATTGCCAGCAGCAGGAGAATTTAGAAGCGAACCAGCAGCAGCACCAGAACCGTTTGTCAAAGCCGTCTTGGTGCCAATCAAAGTAGCCCCGCCCGCCAACACAGCAGTGCCCCCAGTAATGGAGACATTATCCGCGTTTTGGGCAGACATAGTGCCAAGTTCTGTTCTGGGTGATAAATCATCAAGCTGGACAATCTGCACCTGAGGCGGGCTTACATCGTCTGGTAACGTTGTTGTGGCAGCAATCGGCGTAACGGATAACTGGCTCAACAAAGTGACAATGTTGTCAGTCTGATCAACAAAGTTTGGGGCAATCTGTAGATCTACCGTGCTCGCATCACTCGTCCCACTGCCCGTAATTTGAAACAGGTTCAGCAAGAATCGATACCACTCACGCGATATCAGTCCAGTCCGTTCATCAATAAACGGGACTCGCTGTGGCGGAATATTGGTGATGTTAGGCATTTGTGCCTGACGCTGAGAGTTCCGCGCCCAGAATCATCACCTTCACCGGGTCGGTGCCAGAGATTTCATACACACGGTCGCGCAGTTTCACGGTCATGCCGAGACGACGCCAAAACACGCGCTTCTTGTAATCCCCATAAGCGCCAGTACCTGTCCAGTGCTCGTTTGACCAAGTGTGGCCGCCGTCATCAGACCAGCGCAGCATCACTTGAGCTTCATTGTTGAGTGATACAGGATCCAACTCTTGCGTCAGATATGAACCATCTTCGGTCGTAAGAAACTCAAATGCTTCAGTCAGAAGCCTGACATCCAAGCCTCGGTCAAAGAACGCACCAGTTTCGCAGTCCAGTTGAAGACTATGGTGAATGGTGCGCTTCAGTGTGTTTTGACCCGTGGGAATGGCTCTCCACGAGCGCAGCCACTTCTGAATGTTGCCGCCATCTGCGAACACTTCCATGTCAAACGCATAGATGTCGGCAGTCTCAAAGTCGCCAACAATGATCTCGTTGTTGAACGCCGCTTGGCAGTTGCTGCGGTGCCTGGTGAACAAGCCACTGTCAAACCCTGCCCGCTCATGCCAGGCTTGCGTTGACACGTCATACACCCATGTCTTGCCTGCCGTTGGGAACGTCAGCACATAGAAGGAGTGGCCATCTTGCTGGTAGGTGTAGGCGATCGCATCAGAGATCGTGCCGTACTGCTGAATCTGCCACTCAACAGCGTGAGTGCTGATCCGCTGGCCGGTGTAGCCGTTGGCCCGGTATACCATACCTTGTCCACGAGCATCAGCAGCAAGCCAGAACAACCCGTTGTCCAGCTTGGCCACGGAGTAGGTAGCAGCACAGCCAATTTCATTGAACGCGCCTTGAATACGCGCCAGTGGGAAATCAGCCCCGCCAGAGTTGTACCAAACCTCAACCGAGTTGGAGCCAAACAGCCACACTTCCCGGTGATCCACGATCATGGACACTAAACCGTCAGGAGACCCCTCAGCACTGGCAAAGTCCAACGGATCAACGGCAGTACCATCCAGCAGGCTGGTGACCCATACAAGCTGTGAGTTGGGTTGGGTAAATACAAAGAACCCATCCAGGTACCCGACCGTCACAGCGCCAGGAAAGTCCGGGTCAGTGATTTGTGCGAAAACGTTGGTGGTGGCGTTGTAGATGTAGCTGGGGCCGTTGCAAGCAATGAAGAGCTGAGTCCCATTGTCTGCCATGCTGACAGGGCCAGAGCCTGATACAGAGCCGATTAACGTAGGCACATAGGCTGCGCTAACTTTGTACAACTGAGTGCCAGAGACAGCGTAAAGACTACCGCCAAACGACCACAAGCCACGGATAGGGCCAGTGCCGACTGAAGCCAACGGGCGCAAGCCTGGGGCACGTTGCAAAAACCCAGCCTCTTTGCCGCCTTCAGGAATAACTTCTGGGAACAAGTTGATCATGCGGTTGTCTGCCGCATTGACCGATCTTGCTACATAGGCGCTGCCCAAAATTGGCGTACGCATCACATATTTCCAGCGTAAATATTGTACCTTTGCCTCGTCGCCACCAGCGCATAAGGCAAGCTCATAATGTCATCAGGATTGTTGATTCGCTTCAGATTGCGCTTGGATGTCATGGCAATCCGAGCCACAGTAGGCGAAGGTTCAACGCCGAACTCAGGTGCGAACTCGCAGGCTAAGTTGTACCTGAACGCCCTCAAGTAGCCTGGTT